TAATAGATAACTGGCAGAACGAAGCTGATGGTTTAAAAGATGATCAAGATGCTTTAAACGAGTTTTATCGTCAGTTTCCTAGAACTGAAGAACACGCGTTTAGAGACGAGGCTTTAAACAGTATATTTAATTTAGTTAAGATATACGAGCAGATAGATTACAACGAGGAAATGTCTAGAACACTAGGTATTACAACTGGTAATTTTCAATGGATCAGTGGGATAAAAGACACACAAGTTATGTTTTATCCAGATCCAAAAGGTAGATTTAAAGTTAGTTGGGTTCCGCCACAACATTTACAAAACAAAATAACAATTAAAAACGGTATTAAATACCCCGCTAATGAACACATGGGAGCGTTCGGTTGTGACTCGTATGATATATCAGGGACTGTAGATGGTAGAGGGTCTAACGGAGCTTTACACGGTTTAACAAAGTTTTCTATGGAAGAAGCACCATCTAGTTCATTCTTCTTAGAATATATATCTAGACCACAAACAGCAGAGATATTCTTTGAAGACGTTTTAATGGCATTAGTATTTTATGGAATGCCAATATTAGCAGAGAATAACAAACCTAGATTGTTATACTACTTAAGAAGAAGAGGATATAGAGGTTATTCAATGAATAGGCCTGATAGAACTTGGAATAAGTTATCTGTAGCGGAAAAAGAAGTAGGTGGTATACCAAACTCAAGTGAAGATATAAAGCAAGCCCACGCTGCTGCAATTGAAATGTATATACAAGACAAGGTTGGATTACAGTCTAATGGTAGTTATGGCACAATGTACTTTAATAACACTTTAAATGATTGGGCTAGATTTGATATAAATAAAAGAACAAAGTTTGATGCGGCTATAAGTTCTGGTTTAGCTATAATGGCTTGTAATAGACATTTGTACGCGCCAAACGCGAAGATTGAAAGACAAAAAGTAAACATAAACATAGCCAGATATAAGAATGATGGTAATATGTCTAAAATAATTAAATAACAAATATGTTAAAATCAGGTGTAACAGGTAGTTTTCCAAGTCAAGTTGTTAGTGATCTAGAAAAGATGACTGGAGAGTATGGTTTAAGCGTTGGTAAAGCAATTTCTAGTGAGTGGTTTAATAACGGCACTTACAACAATAGGTATTTAAACACGGTTAATAATTTTCATAATTTAAGATTATACGCAAGAGGTGAGCAATCCGTGCAGAAATATAAGGATGAGTTATCTATAAATGGTGATTTGTCCTATTTAAATTTAGATTGGAAACCAGTACCTATTATTCCTAAGTTTGTAGATATAGTAGTTAACGGTATAGCAGAGAGAATGTATGACATAAAGGCCTACTCTCAAGATCCACACGGGGTTAGTCAAAGAACTAAGTATATGGAGTCATTACTAGGTGATTACCAGACGAAAAATTTAAATGAATTAGTGGAAGAAACATTAGGTATAACTATAAATGAAAACGATAAGTCACAAATACCGGGCTCGGAACAAGAGTTAGACTTACACATGCAACTCACCTATAAACAAGCTGTTGAACTAGCTGAAGAACAAGCATTAAATGTTTTGTTAGAAGGTAATAGATATGAATTAATCAAAAAACAATTTTATTACGACTTAACCGTACTGGGTATGGGAGCTGTTAAGACCACTTTCAATCAAAGCGAGGGTGTAAAAGTAGATTATGTTGATCCTGCTAATTTAGTTTATTCATATACAGATTCACCATACTTCGAAGATATATACTACGTTGGTGAGGTTAAAGAAATACCTATTAATGAGTTAGTAAAACAATTTCCAGAATTAACTCATGAAAATTTAGAAGAAATAATAGCCCAAGGCAAAGGAAATAAAAATATATACGGAATAAATAATCAAGCTTATGATTATGATGATAACAATAAAGTTTCTGTACTATATTTTAATTATAAAACTCATATGAATGAGGTTTATAAAATGAAAGAAACAAGGAGTGGCGGTGACAAAGCTATTGAAAAAGACGATACTTTCAACCCACCAGAGGAAAAAGAAGGTGGATATAGCGCTTTAAAAAGATGTATAGAGGTTTTGTTTGAAGGAGCTATGATATTAGGTAGTGACAAACTACTTAAATGGGAAATAGCTAAAAATATGATGCGTCCTAAAAGTGACTTTACAAAAGTTAAAATGAACTATGCTATTGTCGCTCCTAGAATGTACAATGGTAGAATCGAATCTTTAGTAGGTAGAATAACTGGTTTTGCAGACATGATTCAGTTAACACATTTAAAGCTTCAGCAAGTAATGTCTAGAATGACACCTGATGGTATTTATTTAGATGCTGATGGTTTGGCTGAAATTGATTTAGGTAATGGTACTAACTACAATCCGCAGGAAGCATTAAACATGTATTTCCAGACTGGTTCGATAATAGGCAGATCTTTTACTGCTGACGGAGATCAAAACCCAGGTAAAATGCCTATTCAAGAAATACAATCAGGTAGCGGTGGTAATAAAATGCAAGCTTTAATTGGTACGTACAATTACTATTTACAAATGATTAGAGATGTAACTGGTTTAAATGAGGCTAAAGACGGTAGTACTCCTGATAAGTACTCTTTAGTTGGTGTTCAAAAATTAGCGGCAGCAAATTCTAACACAGCAACAAGACATATATTACAAGCTGGATTGTTTTTAACTTCAGAGGTTTGTGAATCACTATCACTTAGAATATCTGATATTATAGAATATTCACCTACTAAAAACGCTTTTGTACAACAGATAGGAGCACACAACGTTGCTACGTTAAAAGAGATGAGTGAACTACATTTGTATGACTTTGGTATATTTGTAGAGTTAATGCCAGATGAAGAAGAAAAACAATTACTCGAAAACAATATCCAAGCTGCTTTAGCTCAACAAACTTTAGATATAGAAGATGCTATAGATCTAAGGGAAATAAAAAATATAAAACTAGCAAATCAACTGTTAAAGGTTCGTAGAAAGAAAAAACTAGAAAGAGATCAAAAGATACAGCAGGAAAACATAATGGCACAAGCGCAGGCTAATACTCAGTCTCAACAAGCCGCTGCTCAAATGGAGATACAGAAAAAACAATCTGAATCTCAATCTATGCAACAATTGGAGCAAATTAAAGCTAGATTTGAATCTGAGAGAATGATGCAAGAAACAGAGCTCAAAAAACAGTTGATGGACCATGAGTTTGAAATTAAGATTAGAATAGCGAAACTAGAGGCTGATGCTATGAAAGCAAAAGAAGATGGTAAAGAAGACAGAAAAGACGAAAGAACTAAAATACAAGCAACTCAACAATCAGAGTTGATTGATCAAAGAAAGAATGAAAAACCACCTAAAAACTTTGAAACACCAAAAGAAGAACCTAATCAGTTTCCTAAAATGGGTATGACAGGTTTAGGTATGTAACAAATTTATTAACTATTATTATATTATATTATGGCAGAAAAAGAAGAACCAAAAGTAGACGAAAAAGTCGAAAAAATTAAAATAAAGAAAAAACCTAAAATACAAAAACAAGATATTAGCGACGAACCTATAAAAATAGATCTTAGCAAGCCTGTTGAAAAAACAGAAGAAGAAGTTGTTAAAATTGATTTAAGTAAAAAACTAAAAAATGAAACCACAATTACAGAAGACAACGCTAACGACAGCGGAGTGGTTGCAGTCGCTGAAAATGCCAAGTCCACACAAGAACAAGAAAAAGTACAACAGGAAACAGAAACACAAAAACAACCTATAGTTGAAGTTACCAATGAAGAACCAGTAAAACTAAAATTACCAAAACAACCTGATCTACCTGAAAATATACAGAAAGTTGTTGAGTTTATGAAGGACACGGGTGGTGATCTAAATGACTATATAAACTTAAATAGAAATTATGATGACTACGGTGATGATGATTTACTTAGAACTTACTATAAAGATACAAAGCCTCATCTAGAAGACGATGAAATAAACTTCCTAGTACAAGAAAGTTTTGATTGGGACGAAAGTATAGATGATGAGAAAGATGTTAAAAGAAAAAAATTAGCGTTAAAAGAGCAAGTTGCCAGCGCTAAAAGCCACTTGGACGGGCTAAAGTCCAAATACTACGAAGATATTAAGATGGGGTCTAAGCTCACTGAAGAGCAACAAGGCGCTATTGAATTCTTCAACGAGTCGAAAGAACAGCAAAAGGTACACGAGCAAGCAAAAAACACGTTTTTAGAAAAAACTGATCAAGTTTTCAGTAATGATTTCAAAGGGTTTGAATATAAAATTGGAGATAAAACGTTTAGATACAACGTGGGTGATGCTGAGAAAGTAAAAACAACACAAAGCGACATTAATAACTTTGTAAGAAAGTTTCTTAACAAGGATAATCAAATGGAAAACGCTAGTGGTTACCATAAAGGTTTATTTACTGCTATGAACTCTGATGCTATTGCTAATCACTTCTACGAACAAGGCAAGGCTGATGCTTTAAAAGAAAGTATTGCTAAGTCTAAAAATGTTAGTATGGACCCACGTCAATCACATGGCGCACAAGTCCAATCGGGCATGAAGTTTAGAGTTATGGGTGATACTAGTAGTTCTGACACGGCTAGCTTTAAAATTAAAAAAAGAAAATAACAATTAAAAACTAAAAGAAAATGGCAATAACAAGCAATGTAACCCCAGCTGCTGCCCCTATGAAACAGACGTTAGCTTCGGCTTATATCGATTTTACAGTGGCTGCTGGATCTTGGGTACAACAATATTTACCAGACCTAATGGAGAAAGAGGCTGAAATTTTTGGAAACAGAACTATTTCAGGATTTTTATCACAAGTTGGGGCTGAAGAGTCTATGACTTCTGATCAAGTTATTTGGTCAGAGCAATCAAGACTACATTTAAGTTACACTATGACACTAGGTGGTACAGGTACAACTCTAGTTGCAACACACGATGCTGATGGAGTAACTGCAACAACAGGTACTTATTCTACTGGTGATCATGGTATAAGAGTAGGTGACATGCTTTTACTAGCAGATTCAAATTCAACTGTAAAAGCTTATGTTACAGCTGTAGCTGCTGATGGAACATGTACTGTTCAACCATATGGTGCTAATCACGTTAATACTGCTGGTATAGCTGATGGTGCTTGTAAAGTACTAGTATTTGGTTCTGAGTATGCTAAAGGTGATAACGGTAGAGGAGCTACTAACAAGCCTAGATTTAAGCAGTATGACAACAAGCCAATCATTATAAAAGACAAGTATGATATCTCAGGATCTGATGCTTCTCAAATTGGTTGGGTTGAAGTTTCTGGTGAAGATGGTCAAAGTGGATATCTTTGGTATTTAAAAGCTGAAGGTGACACTAGATCAAGATTTACTGATTACTTAGAAATGACTATGATTGAAGCTGAAAAAGCTGCTGGTGATGGTATTACTGATTTAGCTGCTGCTTCACCAAACGGTGGTGCTATTACTGGTACTGAAGGTTTATTCGCTGCTATAGAAGCAAGAGGTAACGAAACTACTGGTGTAACTGGTGTTAACGCAGCTACTGATTTAGCTGAATTTGACGCTATATTAGCTGAGTTTGACAAAAACGGTGCTATTGAAGAAAACATGATGTTTGTAAATAGAGCAACTGCTTTAGCAATTGATGACATGTTAGCTTCAATGAATTCTTATGGTGCCGGTGGTACTTCTTACGGAGTATTTGACAACGAAGAAGATATGGCATTAAACTTAGGTTTCTCTGGTTTTAGAAGAGGTTCTTATGACTTCTACAAATCTGATTGGAAATATCTAAATGATTTATCTACTAGAGGTTTAATCAATAGTACTAACACTGTTGGTGCAATTAGAGGGGTTATGATCCCTGCTGGTGTATCATCTGTGTATGACCAAAACCTAGGTAAAAACCTTAAACGTCCTTTCTTACATGTGCGATACAGAGCTTCACAAACTGATGATAGAAAGCTAAAAACATGGACTACTGGTTCTGTTGGAGCTACTACATCTGACTTAGATGCG